AAAGGAGCTGGCCCGTGAGGCCAAACAGGTGGCACCTGGGACCAAGAATGCCCAGAAAAATGCCACCCCCACTGGCCCTCGTAACCCAAACAGTCAGATCGCTGCGAACAAGATGAAGCGTACCCTAGCCCAATCGGCCGAGGCTCGTGCTTCTGCTGCTCGGGCAGGGACCCTGGCCAAGGCCGGGAAGGTTGGTGGACTCGCAACTGTGGCTGCAGCTGGCCTGCAAAGCCGCAACACGGCTGATGGCACCCTCAAGGGCAAGCCCACCGGCCCCAAGCAAGGCCCCAAGGTCCCTGGTCGGCTGACTCAGAAGGGAATCGACAGCAAGAGCTTCGATGACGCCTTCCGGCAGGCCCGCAAAGCCGGTCAAAAGCAGTTCACCTGGAAGGGTAAGAGCTACACGACCAAGATGAAGTGACGTAGAAGCCCCCGGAGAGGCCCCTAGGAGGCCCGGGAAGGTCCCTCTACCCCTGTGGTAGGGGGATACTACCCGCAAGGCTCCCAAAGGCGCCTTCCTGGCCCTTAAAACCCACTTATCACCTCTCTTTGGAACGACGTGTCAGAGCAAATACCCTATCTAGGATTTAATCCACTGTCCATTCTAGCTGCTCAAGAGGCAGCCAATGACGCACAAACTGCAGCTGACGCTGCCCAGGCTGCTGCTGATGCTGCCCAGGCTGCTGCTGATGCTGCTGCAGGGGCTGTGTCTGGGGTCCAAGCAGATGCAGACGCAGCCCAGTCCACAGCTGATGCTGCTCAAGCAGATGCGGACACTGCACTACTCTCGGTTGGATTAACTTCTGTGCCAAGGACAGCTCTTTTGCGATCTGCATTTGAGATGATCAGTCCCGATACTCCGGCTGAAAAATGGATCAACACCGTACAAGTCGAAGCTAGCGATACTTCCATTGGTGTGGCTAACAGATTGTCCATGTACCCATTCATTCCCATCAGAGATATAGTAATATCTGCTGTTGGCATTGAAGTCACAGCTGCTGTAGCGTCTGCACAATGTAAAATTATTGCCTACAATGCCGATCAAACTACAGGACGACCAACTTCTCTTATTTTTGAAACCGGCAACCTGACAGCAAGCACAACCACGGATGATGGCACCAAGAGATCCTCCCAGTCGTTTACCTTTATAGCTGACACACTTTACTGGATTGGCACACGACACAGCTCTACAGCCACCCTTCGTGGTTTTGCTGCCGGTAGTGGGCTTCACTGGAATCGAGGCACCTTGGCTGGCGATGGCAACTTCAATTGCCTTCAAACTGCACTCACCTATGCTACAGCTGCTCCAGCTACGTGGGCCTGGGACAGTGCAGATCAGGTGAGAGCAAACAACTACTCTGTAAGACTTCTTGAAACCTAATGATCACTGTAGATCGCCTCAAAGGCTCTTTTGAGCTGTTCCTCAAGCTGCTGTGGAAGTTTCTTGGTCTGCCACCCCCGACACGGGCTCAGATTGCGATGGCTAGGTTCCTCCAGTATGGACCGAATCGTAGGCAGCTGAGAGCCTTCCGTGGATTGGGGAAGAGTTGGATTGCTGCTGCCTTTGCACTGTGGCGCCTGTTTTGTGACCCAGATCGCAAGATCATGGTGGTCTCTGCATCCAAGCAGAGGGCTGACGACTTTACCATCTTCTGCCAGAAGTGTCTTCAGGAGGTAAAGTGGCTACAGCACATGATCCCTGACAGTGATGAGCAGCGGTGGTCTCGTGTATCATTCGACGTGGCCAATGCCAGGCCAGCCCAGAGCCCTTCTGTCAAGAGCGTAGGTATCACCGGCCAGATGACTGGTGGTCGTGCCAACGACATCATCTTTGATGACGTGGAAGTTCCCGGTAACTCGGCCACAGACTTGATGAGAGAGAAGCTTCTGCAGTTGGTCACCGAGGGTGAGTCTGTGCTGATCCCGCAGGACGACTCGACTATCACCTACCTTGGTACTCCTCAGACGGTCTTCACCATCTACAAGACGCTTCAAGAGAGGAACTACGTCCCAATGGTGTGGCCTGCTAGGTATCCCAAACGGGAAAACCTGGTGCAGTACGAGGGAATCCTCGCAGCCGAACTCCAGGAGGACATCGACAACTGCAGGGACTACTCCAAGCTAGAGTGGGAACCTACCGACACACGTTTCACTGAGGACGACCTACGGACTCGTGAATCGAGCATGACCAAGAGCAACTTCATGTTGCAGTTCATGCTCGATACCAGCCTGTCTGACGCTCTCAAGTTCCCCCTCAAGTTGTCGGACTTCATGGTACTCCCCCTAGATCCTAAGGTGGGACCACGTAGCCTTGTGTGGAGAGCAGATAAGGAACACCGCATCAACAATCTTCCGACCGTGGCTCTACCCGGAGACGGATGGTACAGGCCTGCAGAGATCGGAGAGTCTGAACCTTGGGGTGACACCATCATAGCTGTGGACCCATCAGGTCGTGGTAGTGATGAGACCGTGGCGTGGATCCTTTCGCAGATTAACGGCATCATCTACATCCGTGATATCTTCTACAGCACAAATGGCTACTCTGACTCTACCCTTGATGGCATACTTACTATGGCCAAAAAGTGTGGCGCCAGTCGTGGTGTCATCGAAAGTAACTTCGGTGATGGTGCAATCATGGAGATGCTCATCAAGCGAGGGAAAGAGAGGGGCATCGGGATTGCATGGGAAGAACAACGCAGCACCACACGGAAGGAAGACAGAATCATCGACACAATGGAACTTGTCCTCAATCAGCATCGGGTGTGTATTGACGAGAAGCTGATCACCAAGGACTACGAGAGCTATAATGATCAGCCTATGGAAGATCGTCTTCCGCGTATGCTGATGTACCAGCTGACTCGCATGTGTCGTGAAAAAGGCGCTGTGAAGAAGGATGACCGAGCTGACGCACTTGCTATTGGAGTCAAGTACTACCAGGACATTTATGTTGTCTCCCAGGAGATGGCTATTGAGGAAGAGGATAAGCGAAGGTTCAACATTCTGCTAGATGCGCTAACTTCTGAGCCCACAAGAAGTCTCGACATTCTTGCACTTGGGGGGACCATATCTAACCTGGAGTTAGTTATTACCAGGAGGCCCTATGGGGTCCAGACTAGGAGATAAGAAATCAACGACTTAAATCAGGGGTGACCACTTGGATCATCTCCTTTTGCTGTAGAAGGGGACCACTCTTACCCCCCTCCGAAAGACGGGGAGGGGTAGGGGTGACACACAAAGAGAGGGATGACACACTCTCCACTATAGCTGCTTATGAGGACGGAGCGGAGCGAGTCCGAATCTCTCGCTATAGTCCTCAATCTACTGACCCTTAATTCTTCAATCGAATAGAGAATAAAACTGAATCTTCTTCTACTATTAGACTATAGTTGCTTATGAAGGAGCTACGGAGTAGCGACTGAATCTATCACTATAGTTCTACCTCACTTTAACTTGTCTCTTTACTTACCTAATGACTTCTACGTGTAGCCTTGTATGGATCACTCCTAGGGCAGAGGAACAGATCGTGTATTGTGCTCGTGTATCTAACCCACGGGGACAGAGCAGTAATGATAGTCCAGACAGACTCATCCGTTACCTGCTGAAGCATGAGCACTGGTCTCCGTTTCAGATGGCTAATATGTGTGTAGAGATCAACACTACCAGGGACATCTCTGCCCAGATCCTTAGGCACAGTAGTTTCTCGTTTCAAGAGTTCAGTCAGAGGTATGCTGAGGTTGAGTCTCTTGGGCCTATGGTTATACCAGAGTTGAGGTTGCAGGATAGGAAGAATAGGCAGAGTAGCTTACAGCCTCCTGTGTCGATGATTCCAACCATCGAGGGGTTTGAGATTGAAATCCTGGATCTTCAGGAGAAATGTCGTGATGTCTATGGTCGAATGGTAAAAGCTGGTGTAGCCAAAGAGTGTGCTCGGAAGATTCTACCTATCGGGTCACCAAGTAGGCTCTACATGTCTGGGACGATTAGAAGCTGGATCCACTACCTCAAGGTGAGGTTGGGTCCTGAGACGCAGAAGGAGCACCGGGAGGTTGCAGAGGGAGTTTTAGATATTTTCAAGTTACATTGTCCTATCATCACTGAATCGGTATGCCTCACAAAATCAATTTCACAGTAGAGCAGGCCCGCAAGGTCTTGGCCACCGTGTCGCCGGGTACATATTACTACCAAGAGGCTCAGCGGTGTCTGAGGGAAGCTGGGAGCCAGCCGAGGGTCGTCAAAGGGGCTGAGCAGTAGATCGAGCCTGAGAGGCCTCCAGGAGCCTCAGGAAGGCGCTTGGGGGTCGTTGGGCGTGGGATTGGGTCTCTCGGAGCGTCGAGGGGCCTTGCTGGGCCTTGTAGGGGCCTCCCATGAGATTTTGACCAAAAAATGTGAGGGCCTTACGCCCAGCTGTGGCCGCCAATCCCCCCCATACCCCCCTTCTCCGATCAAGAATGGGGCCAACCTTGTCCATGCCCCCTGTCCAATCCGTGTCCAATCGCACTGGATACACTGCAGCGCAAGGGATTTGAGCTGCTGCGTACCTGCGTGAGAGGCAGATACGCAAGGTGTGGGAGCAGTGAGGGAGGCAATTCTCAATAGGGGCGGCTTATTGAGAACGTGATGGGTGCTTGCATTCTCAATAAGGGAGACCAGTTGATTCTCAATAATGGGGCTTCTTGAGAATGAGTGATGGATCTGTTTTTGAGAATAATTCTCAGTCTCACTGCCACGCTCACACTCCTCTCTCTCTATATGTATGGCCAGCCCACACTGTGACAGCTGGCAAAGCGGCCCACAGCTGGTTGTGCTCCTGCCAAATCCGGGCAATGCTGTGCACAGTTAAATCAAACCACCTAAACCCCACCGACACTCTCAACCGTGGCAAACCCCAAACCCCGCGCCAACTCCCGCCACATTTCAGCCATGCTATTACTAGCCGGCCAGGATGAAATTCAGCATGGCCGATTCTGGTATCAGCAAGCATCAGACTTTGCCCATAGATTAGCAAATGCCTATGGCTGCAGCTACTATCAGGCAGCCGGTGTGATCGCCGCACTATCACCTAATCAAAGCTGGGAGCTGAATCAGCGTGCGGCAGATAAAACAATAAGTGCATGGTCTCAAGGTGTGGACCCATGCTCAATAGAAGGTGTGCCCGCTTATCCTGTAATGAGAGGAAAGGCAGCCTACATTCTCAATCATTGTGGCCCAGTCACTGACAACTTTACAACAATCTACAACACTGATCTAATAGAGTCTACACTTAATGGGCCTAAGATTACATCATTTTTCCGTTGCATAACCGGCATTCAAAATGAAGTCTGCGTCGATGGCCACGCATTATCAGTCTATCTAGGGCAACGGATCCCAACGACTAAGGTTCCTAAGATCAGTCAAGCATTGTATGCTGCAGTGCAAAGATCCTATCAGTTAGTTGCCTCCCGTAGCTATGATCTGATCGGGGAGATTCTCACACCGGCTCAGGTGCAAGCGGTGACTTGGATTGTCTACCGTAGACTCTACGCTTACAAACGGTCTAAGTAAGTTTCACTAGCCACAACCTATCCACAACTTTATCACCCATCTCCAGCTATGCTAACCCCGTACCTACTGATTCATCAGATGGCCGATGCTTACAGCAAAGGTCCTGAAATTGAGCTTAACTCGTCGATCAAAAAACTATTTCATGGTTGGCTTTATTCAGAATACACAAAGGTCACTAAACACTGTGATATCCACTACGTGGCAGCTGACATCCCCTTGGATACAGTCAAAGCCCTGTTTGAAGCTTCGGATCGACTGTTCATCTCAACTCTAGGAACATCGGCCGTGTCTGACCTAATGACCGATCAGGAAAATCTACACTTCCGCGCTGTGCATGATTGGATGCACCTTAAGATAGGAGCTGATGCAACTTGGCAAGGTGAACTAGCAACCACGCTCGCACACCTAAATACAGCACCTAAAGAGATCTGGCCCATTATTGTTTCTGAGGTGGCAGGACAAGCCTCAGTAACTATCACTACCGGAAACTTTCCAGAGCAGAGACTATCAGCCGCGTGCGCCGAACTGCTACTAGGTGAGGGTACAATTTGATGATCAAACCCACCACCCCAACTCAGCAGATACGGCATCAGCATCAGCAACTAAAGCAAGTGTGGAAGGAGAGGCTACAGAACTGGCAGCCCTTTGCACTTACAGTCCCCAAACCTAACCTAGATTAAATCATGGCTTATCAGCAATGGTACATTCCAGGACAAGACAAGCAGGGCAGAACTATTTCTATTGAGAAGTCCGACTCATCATCACCCTACGTTGCCACCTTATGGGAGCAAGGCTTACCAGTCACACGTAAGCCCCTCACAACTGAGAAGGCATTAAGTATCATCAACCAGCTCTAATCAATGTATAAAGTTCTAACTGGAGCCCTCACATTGGGGGCCCTTTTTTATGTCCTCGAATTTGGGGGGATTCACATCCT